AAAAGATAAAAAAACACAAAAAAGAAATAATGATAATAATAAGACACGCAAGAAAAAAGTATTCATTATAGAATCATCGTCATCTCTGGTTTCGCCTGGATTAAAAAAAATTGAGTCTATTTTTTTTGATAATACAGGTGTAAACAAAACAGATTTAAAGATGAATCAATCTATGAATACAATGATAACTTCTCCTGTCACGACAAATGTTTTACCAAGCGGACGTTTAAATGAAAAATTTATCGATATTATGGAACAATTGGCAAATATTATGCTGAAACAAGGCCAACCATTTCGTGCTCGCGCTTACCAAAAAGCCCAAGAAACCATTATGGCTTATCCTACCGACATTTTAAGTCCAAATGATTTAAAAGGTAAGCCAGGCATTGGAACTACTATTATGGAAAAATTAGAAGAATATGTAAAAACTGGCACCTTGAGAATTCTAGAAAGAGAAAAAACGAATCCTGTAAATATTTTGGCGGATGTTTATGGCATAGGACCGAAAAAGGCCAAAGAATTAGTGGATAAAGGAATAACGACGATAGAAAAACTTCGTGAAAATCAACAATTATTAAATGATATCCAAAAAGTGGGACTTACATATTATGAAGATGTTTTAAAACGAATTCCTCGTTCTGAAATAGAACAATATGAAGAAATTTTCGATAATAATTTTAAGAAGGTGGGTAATACACCCAAATCACGGTTTGAAATTGTTGGTTCTTATCGTCGCGGAGCGCAAAGTTCAGGCGATATTGACGCAATTATTACATCCGAAAACCCCAAGGTGTTTGTCAATTTTATCGACGAATTAATCAACCAAAAAATAATTTTGGAAGTTCTATCACGCGGACCCACGAAATGCCTCGTCATTGCAAAAATCCCTTCTTCTGATTCAGCACGTCGAGTTGATTTCTTGTATACTAGTTTGGATGAATTCCCTTTTGCTATTCTATATTTCACTGGAAGTAAAATGTTCAATACCGTAATGCGTCACCAGGCGCTTAAAATGGGACTCACTATGAACGAACACGGTCTGTATACATTACATGAAGGGAAAAAGAAGGGGGCAAAAGTAGAATGGTCCTTCAAGGATGAAAAGGATATATTCGATTATTTGAATATGGAATATAAGACACCTGTAGAACGCGTGGATGGTCGTGCGGTAGTTATTCGAAGTAATGTTAAAAAATCAAATATTATTGAATCGTCTGCACCTTCTACACTCGTGCAAAAAAATATAGAGAAAAAACCAAAGAAAATATTTATTATAGAAAGCGATGATTCAGACAGTGATGAATTATCAAACAATCAGATTATTCAACCACATATAACTATTCAACCAACTATAACTATTCAATCGAACAAAGAAAATAAATCTATCATTGATGTCGCGCATGATTTTAAGAAAAATGGTATTTCTGTTTTGGATAAATTAAATGAAAATCAATTAACATCTGTTCTTCGCGAAGCCAATAAAGCTTATTATAACGAACAACCATTTATGACTGACAATGAATATGACATTGTAAAAGAATACACCGAGAAAAAATATCCAAATAATAAAGCGCTGGTTGAAATAGGGGCTCCTATTGAATCTGGCAGTCGTAAAGTCACATTACCCTATCATATGGGTTCCATGGATAAAATTAAACCAGATACAGGTATTCTTGCAAATTGGATGGGAAAATATAAAGGACCTTATGTTTTATCATGTAAACTTGATGGAGTAAGCGGACTTTATTCGACGGAAGGGTCCAGCCCTAAATTATATACTAGAGGTGATGGTAAAGTTGGTCAAGATATTAGCCATTTAATACCTCATTTGCGTTTACCAAAAACAAAAGGTATGGTTATCAGAGGTGAATTTATTATTCCAAAGGCTATTTTTGAATCAAAATACAAAACAAAATTCGCGAATCCTAGAAACATGGTTGCAGGAATCGTAAATCACAAGACTATAAACGATTCCGTAAACGACTTACATTTTGTCGCATATGAAGTAATTAAACCAACCAAAAAACCATCTCAGCAAATGGCTCTTCTCGCTACACTCGATGTGGATAACGTCCTCTATAAAGTAGAAACTGCTTTATCCAATGAATTATTATCACAAACATTGGTAGAATGGCGTAAAAACTACATTTATGAAATTGATGGCGTTATCGTTACAAACGATGCGATATACGAAAGAAAAGAAGGCAACCCTGACCACGCGTTCGCATTCAAAATGGTTTTATCAGACCAAATAGCAGAGGCGAAAGTATTAGATGTTATATGGAGTCCTAGTAAAGATGGATATTTAAAACCACGTGTTCAAATAGAACCCATACATCTTGGAGGAGTGCGTATTGAATATGCGACTGGTTTTAACGGCGCCTTCATTCATGATAACAAGGTAGGTATCGGAGCCATTATTGAAATTATACGCAGTGGAGATGTGATTCCACATATTCGTAAAGTAACTGTTCCTGCTGAACAACCCAAAATGCCGTCGGTCCCTTTTAAGTGGAATGATACCCATGTGGACGTATTATTAGAGGATATTGAATCAGATGAAACGGTTAAAGAGAAAAATATTACTGGTTTCTTCAGAGGTATTGGAGTGGATGGGTTAAGCTCTGGTAATGTCGCACGCATCATTAAAGCTGGTTTTGATAGTGTTCCAAAAATAATTCGAATGACTGTTTCTGATTTACTCAAGGTCGACGGTTTTAAAGAAAAAACGGCTACTAAATTGTATAATGGTATCCAAGAGAAAATAAATTCAGCTTCTTTGATAACCATTATGTCGGCTTCCAATGTCTTTGGTAGAGGCTTTAGTGAAAAGAAATTTGAATTAATCATGGACACTGAATCTGGTTACCCTGATGTTTTAGTATCCAGCGAAACGGATGCGCAAAAAATAGCAAAAATAGCAAAAATAAAGGGTATGGCGATTAAATCCGCCGAAGCTTTTGTAGAAAAAATTCCGCACTTTATTCAGTTTATAAAGGAGGCAGGCCTTGAGAAAAAATTGACGGAGTATAATAATGAGAAAAAGTCATTGGTCGACCCATCGCATCCGTTATACGGTAAATCAATTGTCATGACTGGATTCAGAGACGATGAATTACAACAAAAAATTAAAAATCTAGGCGCTAAATTGGGTTCTAGTGTTTCAAAAAATACCTTTGTTGTTCTAGTTAAAAATATAGAAGAAGATAATGGTAAGACGTCTGAGGCAAAAAAATTGGGCATACCTTTAATGACGCCAGACGAATTCAAGAACAAATATTTATAAACCATTTAGGAAGGACGAAAGAAACATTTAGATATATATGTAAACATAATAAAAACTTTCTTTCTATATGAAGTATATATAATATGTTAAAATATATATTTTTATTTGCTTCATTCTTAACGGTTTTTTCTGCTAAAAATGGTCTACGAGAAACATCGTTTGTAGAAGGCGATGAATGGAAACAATTTGCGAACTTTCAAGAAAGATTTAACAAACGTTATGAAACAATTCAGGAACTAGAAAATCGTTTCGAAATTTTCCGTTCTAATCTTGGTTACATAATTAGCCACAACTTGGAAAACAATAAAAATTTTACCATGGGTGTCAACCAATTTACCGATTTAACCCCTGAAGAATTCAAGAAAATATACTTGAGCGGTTATAAGCCATTACAGTCTTTCGGTTGTGGTTTTTTTTCTAGCCATGGCTCTAATGTACCTTCTTCTATTGATTGGACAACAAAGGGTGTTGTAAATTCAGTAAGAGACCAAGGACAATGCGGTTCATGTTGGGCGTTTGCTACGACTGCTAACGCTGAAAGTGTTTGGGCGATTTCTAGTGGCAATCTTTTAAATTTATCTGAAGAATTTTTAGTGGACTGTGCAACTGGATTGGGTTATTTTAATATGGGTTGCAACGGCGGCAATCCAGATTCTGCTCTGAAATATATGATTAACAATGGTCAGTGCACAGATGCATCATATCCATATACATCTGGTGTTACCAAAACAGCTGGTGAATGTCAAACATGCACCTCTGCCAGAGTTAAATTTTCTAGCTGTTCAGATGTTACACCAAAGGACCAAGTTGCCCTACAAGCAGTGGTGGCTCAACAACCAGTCGTTATTGCCATTGAAGCGGATACACGTTATTTCCAAACGTATTCGAGTGGTATTTTAACAGATGCGATAAAGTGTGGAACCAATTTGGACCATGCAGTAGAAATTGTAGGTTACGGAATTGAAAATGGCATTGATTATTGGAAGGTGCGCAATTCATGGTCTGACACATGGGGTGAAGCTGGTTATGTTCGCATTCAAAAATCATCGTCTACCGATGACATTGGTGTTTGTGGTATTGCTGCACAGCCAAGTTTTATTTCGGTGTAAAAAATATTATATAAAAAAATTATTTAAGAAAATATTCATAATATAAAATAACTATGAATATTTTATTAACCAAATCATTTTTCAGATTATATCATGTGCACTTGAAAAATTCCAATAAAAAATTTTATTCGTCTACTAATCCAAATGTAGTATATTTTGGGTGCTATCCAAGTGAAAAAAATGTACAACATGTAAAAGAGCAATACGATATATATTATCCAATAGATATATATCAGCTTTATTATCCAACGAACAATTGTGAACATTATCATACATCAAAAATTACAAATTATCCATATAATTTTTTACACATTGTACATTTAACTTGTATAAACATTTGATTTAGAATAAAATATTCATTATATGTATAGTTACTATGAACACACTTCCAAGTATAAATAAACAAACGAAACATATTAGAAGTGCTGCGTTATTAAATGCCGCAAAAAATACAATAAATTCAGTTAAAGATATTCCAAAAGGTATTCATTTTTCGTTATCCGCGCCCCAAAGTTTATCAAAAAACCCATTAAACATGTCATTAGAACCATCAAAAACGCTATCTTTAATACCACCTGAAACATTATCTCGACCGCTACCAAAAGTAAACTCATATACAACCGAAGAAAACGCTGCGTCACGAATGAAATCTCCAAAATTATCTTTAATAATTCCGCCTGAATATACAAGTATACCAAAAATTTATAAAAATAAATTTTCTGATAGTACAAATATGATTGTACCTCCATTTCCACATACAGAGTCATTTTCATCTACAAATTCATTACCTCTCCCTCCTATTAAACCGCAAAACAAACTACCTAAACTAGGTGGTACAAAACGAAAAAGAAGTTTAAGAAAAAACCAGGGAAAAAGGAGACTATCTATAAAAAGAAAACATGGTAGTAAATGTAGAAAACGACAATATAAAAAAAAATAAAACTTTTATAATTGGTTTACAATAGTTTTATTTTTTTCTAAAATATTTCCTAGATTTACGATTTTTTGCCTTGATTTTTGACTTGGTTTTTGATTTTATATTTGTTCTTGATTTTTTTATTTTTCGTAAACGTCTTTTTTGTGTTTTTTTTCCACCCATAACTGGTTTACATATTTGCCCTTGTTCCTTTTCATCTTCTTCCACGGTGTAACGGTTTTTACTTGCACACCCTTCCGTGTTGATATAAATGATGGGTGGTTGGCTACGCATATCTTGCTTTCCGATGGAAATTATTTTATAAGATTTTATTTGTGAATGTTCCGTTTCTGGCTTACTTGGCTGTAAAATATATAAATCATCTAAATTGTTCGAAATCAATTTCGTTAACCAATCCGATATTTCACTATTTGTAATATCAACATTAAACGGTATGATTTTATATCCATGTTGGTCAAAATAATATGTTTTATCATTATATATTTTTATATAGGGGTTTGTCGAAAAACGAGTGGATTCTAATACCTTTATTTTAGTTCCATCAGATAACTTAAGTGTTTGTTCTTCATAATTTTTCATCCGGTAATCTTGTTTCACATCTTTAGGTGTTCTATTAAAGGGAGACGATAATTTTGCCATAGTGTTTGGTTCTATTTTCCATGTAGACGTTTTTATTTCGGTAGTCATATAATACTAATATATAAAAATATTATTAGGTGCTATATTTTAGATAGTATTCTCATTGTGTAAAGGTGTATCAATTTCAAAATCAAATTCTATTAACTCTTTTATATTGGTTTTCATTTTTGAATACATAGCATTTCGAAGTTTTATATATATAGAATCCTGTTTAAAATCAATACTCATTATTTTTATAAGAATCTTATTACATAATTCCGCTAATTTTTCATTTGTTTTGATTTCGCATTTTTTTGTCATTTTCCAATCAGAAAATGCCTTGATTACTTTTATATGAACCTTGTTTAAAAACTTTATTAATCGTTCTTTCGTTAATTCTACCCAACTATTGTTTGTGTTGTTTGTCTTGGTATTATCATAAATATAAAATACATTTTGTTTTTGAACAAACGCAAACATCACGTTTTCGCATTCATCAACATTATAAATGGTTCTGGAAAATATATCATTTACTATATCATAAAACGAATGGTCTAAAAGTTTTTTTATATCATCTTCATTCACCACAATTTTATCTATAATTGTTTCAAATACAATACTTGGTTTCCTATTTGCATTTAACCACCCTAAAATATTTATTTTTTTCTTCTTTTTAACAACCCATTTATTTAATTCGTCTACTTTCTCTTCCAATCTGGAATATCTTTCGCCTAATTCAATTAACATTTGAAACATTTTTCGTTGCGTTGGAATTGGTTCCTCTACGTCATTATATAATGAATCAATGATTGGATTTATACTCGTTTTTGTTTTTGTTTTTTGTAACAATTCGCAAATTACCACATGTTTATCCAAATTTACTCTTTTTATATAACTCTTTCCACAATAGACACAACATAACGACGGTTGTTTAATTTTATTGGGAATATTACTAGCTAATTTATTCATATTTTACCATTTGGATATATATATTTATTAATATCAATTTTTTAAAATAAATAATAACTACTATTTATATATGTCAAATTGTCAATTTAAAACCGCATTAATATATAACAATCCTAATAAATTATTTGGTTTAAATCCATTTTATTATAGATGGCGTGTTTGTGATACAAATTTAAATGGAAATACACCTGCGGACCAATATCAAAAATTAAAACTCATCCAAAACACCGTTCGAATACCTAGTTCTTTATATACATCAAATTTAGGACCATTAAATGCTTATCAAAAACCAACTGCCGCTACACATGGCGTATGTTGGAATCAAATGAGTGATAGACCTGTGCCCAGTGTTCAAAAAGCCACCGTTCCCACCGGGTTTAACAATAGTTTAAATACACGTCATTCATCCGTCACATCTAGCAAACCTGGTGGTCAAACACCAGGAGGCATTGGCTGTGATATTAAACATAATTCATATGATAGATATTTAAATCGGTTAAAAGGCAAAGGACCTTTAAGACGTGGGGTGATTCCAGCAAATTTTGGAGCACCACTACCATTTAATCCAGCTTTCCCTATTTATGGCGGCAAAACTACCAAAACAAATATTGTAAGTGGTTGTGATTGTCTTATTGGTAGTCAAGCTGCAAAATTAAAACAAAATATTCAAATTTATAATTATCCTCTGTGGCAGCCAGACCCATTGGGCAGTTGTGGTTTCAATGTAGGAGATTATGTTTATGCGATGCAAACGGGTAACGATTTTTATACAAGAGCCATTGTTTTAAGCATAACAGACGATGTTTATACGATAGAATTTGATAATGGCGCAAAACAGACCGCGACTGGCAATGAATTATTAGTTTATTTCCCTTGTAATTGTAGTTCATCATACACTCCTAAAACGAGTTCACTATATATTAAAAATATAAAATCCAGTGTAAATATTGTATGTACTATTCCTACGAGTTTACTTTCGGGTTATTAAGTGTAAATTTAGACGTTTTTTATTTTTATAAAATATTTGTATTAATTATAATATGCCAGCCAGAATTAAGATGTTCATTTCAAACGGTAATGTTATACCTATTCAACCACGTTCTATAAATCAAACCGCTTTAACTGTTGCAAGAGCGCCCTCTGCTTTAAATGCTTCGATTATCGGACGTATACATAGTGCCAAAGCTGGATGCGGTTCTTGTGGTAGACATTAAATCTATAAAATTATAATATTTTTATTCACTAATATTATAATGTTCAATTTATCTACAATTTATACTACGCCATATCCATCGAATCGATTACATAAGGCTACAAATTTTAAAACTATGTTTGATACCACTTTACTCCCCTATAATAAAATGTATAACGGCTGTTCTAGTAATTTCTGTTATACAACGAGTAAAGGAACCTTTATTTATAAACCGCACGCCGACGTAGGAATGGTGGGACGTTCCGCGGCTGGTTATTTACATCAAAGAAAACGCATGTAAATTGATGTGTATATAATTTCTTTCGTTGTTTTATGTTATTTCAAGGTATACAAAAATAATATAAAAAGTTGATACTAAAACTATATAGATAAAAATCGGTGTATATATATGGAAAAAACGCAAATGGAAAAAATGAACAGTTTTGGTACTATCACTGACACTATTCTTGTTGTCGATAAAAAAAATAGATATACGATAAATAAACGCGCATTACATCTGGTGTATGCGTTTTTAATGTTGTCGTTTACCATATTTAGCCTATTGCTAGTGGGTAATTTTTTTACCAATTTAAATAGTTATACACATATAAATACATCGGAAACTTCTGCAGCTTCTTTACTAGAAAAACAAAATGCAAACAATAATGATGTAAATACTATAAATGGTGGTACTAATAATGTAAAACCTCATTTTGTCGTTATTGTTGCCGATGATTTAGGATGGAATTCACTTGGTTATGCGGAAGATAGTATGGCTTTTGCGACTCCCTATTTAACGTCTCTGGCGGAAAGTGGGATTATTATGGAAAATTTTTATGCGCAAGAAGTGTGCTCTCCTAGTCGCGGTTCTCTTTTAACTGGAAGGTATCCATTATCGATTGGCATGCAATACGGCATGGTTTCCGCTAATGCAGAATGGGGGATGCCCTTAGATGAAACCACCATCGCGGAAGTATTACAAGACTCGGGCTACACTACTCATATGCTAGGTAAATGGCATTTAGGGTATTTTTCACCCAAATTTTTACCAACATCACGCGGTTTTGATAGTTGGACTGGGTATGCGAACGGTGAAAATTATTATTGGTCAAAGAAAAACCCCGACTACACGTCCAATGTAGATTTTATTACTTCCAATAAGTCTTGTTATAAAGCATATGATGGAGAAGATATTCATAATTATTCGACCACTTTTTATACGACGAAAGCAGTCAATATCATTCAAACCCACGATACAAGCACCTCATTATTTTTATATATTGCCTATCAAGCGGTACACGATCCTTTTGTAGATTATGGCAAACATTCGCAAGGTATGCCTGATTCTTATATTGATGATGATATTCTTAGTGAAATTCATCAAAATATAGTTGGCACAACACGCCAAGAATACGTAAAATCACTATATATATTAGACAAGGGGGTCGGTGAAATCGTGGACGCATTGGAAGCAGCGGATATCATGGACAATACCTATATTATTTTTATGTCTGACAATGGCGGTTGTTGGTATGGCGGTGGGCGAAATGGCCCTCTTCGTGGCGCGAAAGGTGCCTTATTTGAAGGTGGAATAAAAGTGGATTCTTTTATTTATAGCCCTTTGTTGTCGAGTAGTGGAACTACTTTTTCAGGGTTGATGCATATTTCCGACTGGTTTCCAACTATTTTGGCATTAGCGCAGATTACATATCGTCCATCGTCTGGATACGAACTCGACGGAGTTAGTCAAATCAACGGCTGGAATGGCAACAGTGTTCCTCGTTCTACCATGTTATACAATATGTATGTAAACGTTTCTGATTTCTATTTCAATATATGGTCCAATGGTTCATTTGCAGTTCGCGATGCACGGTTTAAATTAATGCACACCTACGACGATAAAGATTATGGTGATTGGTATAGCCCAAACGAAGAGTTAGAAGATGACGATGATTTGGATACAGACAATCGATGCGCTCAACAATTTCTAAAAGGTAAATTTACTTATTGGTTATTTGATTTAGTAAACGACCCTTATGAAAAAGTAAATTTGTATTCTTCGACCAATCAATTATACGTATTTGCCAAAGAAAAGTTGTATACATTGTTGCCAGATTATGAAGCCAATTCAAAAATGAAAAAAACGATTGTTTTTTCTAGTAAAGCGGAAGCTTATTGGACAGCAAATGACCATCATATGTTGCCTTGGGCGAATGAATATGAGCTGAATGGAGACGATGATGGGTTTCCTTTATTATGTTAAAGTATATTATAATATACTTACTAAGACAGCCGTTGACCCTAATACAATCGTGCTTACATATGCATAAGTATTCGTTTCGTATAAATGTTTACAATGTTCTTTGTAATATTGATTGATGTCATTTTCAGAAGGTGGTTGTAATATTGCGTCTTTTTTATAGATTTTTTCGAAATTTTTAGGGGTATAAATTTGCATTATATATTCTTGGGTTATATTGTTAACAAGTGAATTTACAAATGTTTCGCGGCTAGAAAACGAATCATTCATTCGTTTATAAGTCTGTATAATAGGACACAATGGTTTTTGGAAATAGTAATTTATAATATGATAATATGGACGATGTTCTATGGTAATCAGGTTTGTTTTTTGCATATGATATTCATGAACTTTTTGCTGTGTTTCTTTTTTTGCATAGGTATATTTGGCATATTCGTTTTTGCAATGATTTTTATCATATTTGTATATATCGCGTATCGTAATATGTAAGGTAACCTCGTGACGATGGGTTGGATAATTTTTACTCGTATAAACATCAGTTAAGAAAGCATGGGAAACATTTTGCAACATATTATTTTGGAAATCTTCTTTGGTAATTTCGTACATTTCGTATAATTTGGTTTCGTCGATAAAGACTAATTCACTTACCATAGGGCATATTTCTTCTAAGAAGGGTGTAGTCACTAGTTTATTGTAATAAATACGGTCGTTTATGTTTATGGTGGATTTTTTCATAAGTTCATCATTATATTTGCGTTGATATATTTCACGTCTACGATTATTGTTGTGGATTTTATTTTTAAGTAGTTCTGCATCTGCAAAGATAAATACAGATGCAAAACAGAATAGTATAATGAAGGTATGGATAATAACGGTCATTTTTGAAATAGTGTCTTTTTAATGGGTATGCTTTGTAAGTTTTCAAAATTTTTATTCAATTTTATTTTTTGTTTTTTGTTTTTTGTTTTTTGTTTTTTTTTTTTTGTTTTTTTTTTTTTTTTTTTTTTTTTTTTTTTTTTTTTTTTTTTTTTTTTTTTTTTTTTTTTTTTTTTTTTTTTTTTTTTTTTTTTTTTTTT